TTGAGAATGCCGTTATTCAAATCGCTGCTTGGACAGACGAGCGTGGTTTGCTAATTGCTGCTAAACCTAGGAAGTTGATTGTTCCTCCTGCTTTGATGTTCGTTGCTACACGTTTGCTGGAAACCGAACTCCGTGTTTCTACAGCTGACAATGACATCAACGCATTGAAGAACAACGGCTCAATCCCTGAAGGCTACACTGTTAACCACTACCTGACAGACACCAATGCTTGGTTCCTGTGTACAGATGTGCCTAACGGTTTGAAGCACTTTGTACGTACTCCCATGTCTACCGGCATGGACGGTGACTTTGATACCGGCAACGTCCGTTACAAAGCCCGTGAGCGTTACAGCTTCGGCGTATCTGATCCTTTGGGCATCTTCGGTTCACCCGGAGCCTAATAGGCATCAAAAAAAGAAAGGGGCTTCGGCCCCTTTTTTGTTGCATTGGTTTAAACACAGTGGTATAAACATGGTAATCCGGGCTTATCCGGTGCATTGAACAGTCCCGGCTGACGACATACAGATCAATGCACTTAACTTGTATGTAAGGACACATCATGGCAAATACCACGTTCAATGGCCCAGTTCGTTCCGTAAATGGCTTTCAAGACATTTCTATTAGTGCCACCACTGGCGCAGTCACCGTTGACGCTACGTTTGGCACAGCTACTAGCGTGACTACTTTGGCCGCTACAACTGTAACGGCCACAAATCTGGTTTTTACAGATCAAAACCACCCAACAACAGCCGCTATCAACGCAACAGCTACAGCCACCGCAGCAGAAGTTGCAACTGGCTACATCACTTCTACGTCAGCCGCCGCTACAACCATCACATTGCCTACAGGCACAGCCCTTGGCGCGGCTATTGGCGCTACTCGCGGTACTGTGTTGGAGTTGTACGTTGACAACACCGCTGGCGCAAGCACAGTCACTATGGCTGTTGCAACCAACGGTATTTTGTCTAGCGCTGCTGCTGATACAGCAGGCAGCTTTGGTGACTTGACAATTGCATCAGGTGCAACTGGCCTTGCCCGTTTCACTATCATGTTCTCCAGCGCAACGGCCTACGTGTTCACCCGTACTGCCTAATCAACCCAAGGGGCTTCGGCCCCTTTTTTAAAGGAGATTGATTATGATGCAAACAGACGTTAAGCAAGGGCATTTAAACCAAAGTGGTTTTTTTGTTCTTGGACGAAATCGCGTTAAAGGCATTTCGTTTTTTGGTTCTGGCACGGATGGCACTCTAGTGTTGTTTGATACCGCTTCTGTTCCCGTAACCGCCAGCGTAACTTACGCTCGTTCTGGCACAACTGTAACGGTAACAAAAACTGCCCACGGTCTGTCTACAGGCAATGTTGTTGGTATTCACTTTGACAGCAATACAAGTCAATCAGCAACTGATGGCAATTACACCATCACCCGCACGGGCGCAGATACGTTTACGCTAACAGACATTAACACCGGAACAATTACTTCTACTGCGGCTTCGTATGTAAGTGGCGGTGGTCGGTGGCTGATGACTTACGAAATAGACGGCACTGATACTTTTAGTAATGCACCCGTTATTCCGGGCGAAGGTGTGTTAGCTACTCAAGGTATTTATGGACTGATGACTGCTATTGATTCAGTGCAGATTTATTATGGCTAAGTCTCCAGCATGGCAGAGGAAAGAAGGCAAGTCCGAGAAGGGCGGCTTGAACGCCAAGGGTCGGGCCTCCGCGAAAGCGCAAGGTATGAACTTGAAACCTCCCCAGCCGGAAGGCGGCTCACGGCGCGACTCCTTTTGTGCAAGGATGAGTGGCATGAAGAAAAAACTAACTTCTGCCAAAACCGCCAACGACCCAGACTCACGGATCAACAAAGCTCTTAGAGCTTGGAACTGTTAAGGAAGTGTTATGAAACGCAGTATTAACGAATACGATCCAAATCGTGGCGGTGGCGGTGGCGGTTCTTCCTCGCCAACAAGCGGCGGTGTTGGCGGCGCTAAACCTAAAGAGAAATATACTTTTGATCGGATTACTGGTTCACGTTCTGCAAAAGATTACAAAGAAAGAGAACGAGAGCCGGAAATAACAGGTCAATTAAATTTTGGCTCTCCTCGCCGAAGTAGTAGCAATAGAACTCCAATGATGAGTGATGATTATTCACGTGGAGGAAAGGTGTCTGCTTCTAAACGCGCCGATGGTATAGCCCAGCGCGGCAAAACTAAGGGTCGGATGTGCTAGATCTAAACACCGCTTGGTCTGCCATCCTATCTTTGGTGATTGGATTGCTAGGCTACATGATGAATGAAAAGTTCAGGGAACTGGCTCGTGTCACGATCCTGTTGAACAAAACACGCGAGGAGGTTGCCCGTGATAACGTTACTCAAGCAGAAGTGGATCGCATTACAAACCACATTGACCAACGCTTTAACAAGCTTGAAGCAAAGATTGACCAGCTTATTCAAGCGGGACGATAATGCCAAGTAAGAGTAAAGCTCAACACAATTTCATGGCAGCGGTGGCCAATAACCCATCTTTTGCTAAGAAAGCAGGCGTTCCCACCTCTGTGGGGAAAGATTTTTCAGCGGCTGACAAAGGCCGTAAATTTTCTAAAGGTGGCGATATGAAATCAGTAGATATGGAAAAGAATCCCGGTTTGGCCAAGTTACCTACAGACGTGCGTAATAAAATGGGTTATATGAAAAAAGGCGGCATGGCTAAAGCAGACATGAAGCAAGATAAAACAATGATGCAGAAGGCTGTGAACAAACACGAAGGCCGTTTGCACAAAGGTCAGCCTATGACAAAATTAGCTGCTGGTGGCGCATTCCGCAAATCAGCTAACGGGATTGCTACAAAAGGCAAAACCAAAGCAACAATGGTTAAGATGAACATGGGCGGCAAAGCCTGCTAAGGAGTAAATTATGGCTACCAAGAAACCAATGAAGAAGTTTAAACGCTACGATGAGGGCGGCTCTGTTGAAGAGGCAATGGCCAAACAGCGTGGTTTAGACATGTCAAACAAAGAAGCGCCTGTAGGCTTCTTTGAGCGCCTTCGCGCAGGTAACATAGATGAACCCGGCTCAGAAGCATACAACCGCTTTGGCGCTGGCCGTGGTCGTGCTACTCCTGCACCAGCCGCCCCGGCAACGCCTGCCGCACCTGCTGCACCATCCATGCCCGCTGCGTCTTCTACTCCTTTGTCTGATGACATGTATTCAGACTTCGGCCCAAGTGCTGGTCGCAGTTCTAGCGAAACCATTAAGCCTACACGTCAGGTAATGAATAAACCTACGTTACCTGCCAAGCCAACTGCCACGCCAGTTCCGCCGTTGCGTAATACTGGCCCTGATCGCAGTAGTTTAATTAACAAGCCCCCTGCATACGCAGGCCCATTGCGCGGTATGCGTAGCGATGCAGGCGCTTCTAAACCAGCCGCTTCGGCTGCATCACAGATCCCCGGCCAGTCTGCCAAAGCTCCTCAAGGCGAGAAGATTGATTCTTCTGAAACCAGCCGTAACATTGAAAATGCAATGCTTGCCACTGGTGCGGGTGGAGTAGGTTTGGCTGGCTTGTACAAGCTAGGCAAAATGATGAAGGGTGGCAGAGAGGCCGCAGGCAAAGTTGCTCCATACCTTAAAGAACTTGGCACAAGTGCTCCCAAGAAGCTTTTGGAAGGCCCACGCAAAGCCAGCAAGTCAGCCGATGTCACAGACGTAGTGCCTAAGTCCACGTCATATCGCAGTTTGACTGGTAAAGCTAGAGAAGATGCAAAAGCCAACGAAGCCCGCGAAAAGTTGATGAAGTCTAACTTTGTCAAAAAGCCTAAGAAGCCATTAGATGAGTCTGACACAACAGGCGGCGCAATTGGCTTTAAACGTGGTGGCAAGACTAAAAATTACGCCTCTGGTGGAATGGTTTCATCTGCATCTAGACGTGCTGACGGTATTGCCACTAAAGGCAAGACTCGTTGCAAAATTTGTTAAGGAAGTAACATGCCAACTCGTCCAATTACTCAGCAAGAGCAAGAAGCTGCGGATAAAACCGGCGGCAGATACCGAACCGACCTTGCCCCCGGCAGTGTGGCGATGAACCACCGTCCACCAACTGGCGGTAGCACATACGTCGCTAAAGAAGCAAATACAGCAGGCGCAGGTCGCGGCAAACAAGGCGGCCCTACCGCAGCAGAACTTCAGAAGTATGAAGATAAACAAGATGCGGGAATTTTTACCAAAGGTAAGCGTATGCCCCCATCGCCTCGTGAGATGGCTGGTGGCGGTAAAGTAGGTTCTGCTTCTAAACGGGCGGATGGCTGTGCCACCAAAGGCAAAACACGAGGCAAGTTTGTATGATGGCCAGCCGTGGAATGGGGGCAATGTCCCCTAATAAAATGCCTAAAGGCAAAAAGATTAAACGCAAAGACAATCCTAATGAGGTTGAAATGTTTGCGGGCGGTGGTTTGTATGCCAACATTAACGCCAAGAGACAGCGCATAGCCGCTGGCTCTAAAGAAAAGATGCGTAAGCCCGGATCTAAAGGCGCTCCTAGTGCTCAAGATTTTATTCAATCTGCAAAGACTGCTAAAAAATGACAACTACCGGCTCCACCCTCTTCAATATGGACTTCACGGAGATTGCCGAGGAAGCATGGGAGCGGGCGGGTCGGGAGATGCGTTCAGGTTATGACTTGCGTACAGCACGCAGATCAATGAACCTAATGACCATAGAGTGGCAGAACCGTGGCATCAACATGTGGACGATGGAGCAAGGGTTCATTAACCTAACTCCGGGTCTGGCTACATACGCTTTACCAACGGACACAATTGATCTGTTGGAGCAGGTTATTCGTACAGGCCAGAACTCATCTTCCACGCAGGCTGACCTCACAATCACACGTATTAGTGTTTCTACTTATGCGACCATTCCGAACAAACTACAACAAGCCCGTCCAATCCAAGTCTGGGTTCAAAGACTTTCTGGACAAGTTAACCCAACCGATGCGGTCTTGGTTGGAGCCATCACCGCCACGGACACCACGCTCACGCTTAACACGGTGGTTGGGTTAGCAGGATCTGGCTTCCTACGTTTAAACAATGAAGACATTTACTATGGCTACATATCAGGGAATACCCTTGGTGGTGTATTCCGTGGTCAGAACAATACAACAGCAGCCTCTCAAGCAGATGGCACGGCAGTCTTTGTTCCTCAGCTTCCTGCTGTAACTGTCTGGCCTACGCCTGATAACAGCACGTCCTACCAGTTTGTTTACTGGAGACTGCGCCGGGTTCAGGATGCTGGCGCTGGTGCTGAGACAGCAGACATGAACTTCCGCTTCTTGCCATGTGTAGTGGCAGGTCTGGCGTATCACATTGCCATGAAAGTGCCTGAGTTAATGCCCCGCCTTGAGATGCTTAAGGCTGCATACAACGAGCAGTTTGATCTGGCAGCCGGTGAAGATAGAGAGAAAGCGGCCATTCGCTTTGTGCCCCGTCAGATGTTTATTGGTGGGAGTATGTAATGGGTAACCGATTTGCATCCGGCAAGATAGCGATTGCTGAGTGTGATCGGTGCGGCCAGCAGTATCAGTTAAAGAAGCTTAAGACTGAAGTCATTAAGCAGCGTCAGTATCAGTTGTTGGTGTGCCCAGAATGCTGGGATCCAGATCAACCTCAGTTAATGCTTGGAACATTTCCAGTGGATGATCCGCAAGCTCTACGCAATCCGCGTAGGGATACAACGTATGTAACCTCTGGTGTAAACGTTAGCGGTAACCTGTCTGGTGGTTCAAGAGACATTCAGTGGGGCTGGCAGCCAGTTGGTGGAGCCAGTTTAAATGATGCAGGATTGACACCAAACTACTTGGTGGCAACGACATTTGTTGGTACAGTAACAATATCTTAAGGAGTTTAAACATGGCTTACACACGATCAGCAGACGGCATTGCTAAAAAGGGCAAAACCGAAGGCAGGAACTTGGGCAATAGCGGCCCAAACCAAAAGGAAATTATGGGCGGCAAGGGTAAAGGTAAAGGTAAAACCAATGCCGACATGCTGTCTATGGGTCGTAACTTGGCAAAGATTGCCGCACAGAAACGAGGCTAATCATGGCTACATTCAGCAAAAAGATGATGGGCAAAGAAGTTGGCGATGCCAAGGTCTATGCCAAGCCACACACAATGACTGGTAAAGTTGTTAAAGCTTCTGACAACCCCGGCAGTGGTGATGACCACAGCGATGCCGGAACAGTCAATATGGCTGTAGGTAACGTGTATCGTCGTCCTGCACCGGCAGCTAAAACAACTGGTATCAAGATGCGCGGCGCAGGTGCGGCGACCAAAGGCTTTATGTCCCGTGGCCCAATGGCTTAAGGTTTAAACGATGGCACTGACATACGCCCAACTTGTGGCTGCGGTAGTAGACTACACGCAGAACACGTTTGACACGACCGCGATCAATACAATGATCAAGCAGGCGGAGCAGCGCATCTATAACACGGTGCAGATTGCCAACTTGCGTAAGAACGTCACGGGTGTATTGTCTACCGGCAATAAGTACTTGGCTTGTCCAGAAGACTTCCTGTCGGTATACAGCCTTGCCGTGTATCCGTACAACTCCACAACAGCCACTGGCACGGCTGGTGCTAAAAGTATTGTGGTAACCAGTGCAACTGGCATAGCGGTCGGCCAGCAGGTCACAGGCACAAACATCGGCACTAACGCCATCGTTCGCAGCATCAGCGGAACAACAATCACTTTGACTGTAGCCAACAGCGGGGCTGTGTCCACTACGGTCATCTTCCAAGGCGACTATTTGTACCTCCTGAACAAGGACGTGAACTTCGTGCGCGAGGCATATCCTTTGAGTGCACAGCAGTCTGAGCCTAAGCACTACGCTATCTTTGGCCCGCAGTCAGCTAACGTCAATGAACTGTCGTTCATCCTTGGCCCTACGCCTAATGCCAACTACTACGCAGAACTGCATTATTACTACTACCCAGAATCCATCGTTACCGCCCTGACCACATGGCTAGGTGATAACTTTGACTCTGCGTTGCTGTATGGCACTCTGGCAGAGGCAGGAACATACATGAAGAGCGCACCGGAAGACGGCATGTACAAGGTGTACCAAGAACGGTACGTTCAGGCTATTGCGCTTCTCAAGAACTTGGGTGACGGCAAGCAACGTGCTGACGCTTATCGTGATGGTCAGATTAGGGTTCCTGTAGCATGAGCATCCTCCAAACCCAGACGACTAGCTTTAAGACAGAGCTTTATACAGCCGTCCACAACCTATCCACGGATACGCTGAAGATCGCCCTGTACACGGCCAGTGCTGATTTAAACGAGTCAACTACCGTTTACACGACGGTAGGCGAGGTTACAGGAACTGGATACGTTGCAGGCGGTGTGGCCTTGACCGGCGTAACCATTAGCTCCTCTGGGTATACAGCTTATGTAGACTTTGCCGATGTGGTGTTTAACGCATCGGTTACGGCACGTTGTGCTTTGATCTACAACGTTACTCAGGGCAATAAATCCATTGCTGTGTTGGACTTTGGGTCTGACAAAACATCTACCAATTTCACCATCACAATGCCTGCTAACACAGCCACGGCAGCATTGATCCGTTCTTCTAATTAAGGAGCCTCACATGAGCTTGGACAAAATCACCGCTACCGACCAAGTAGCCGCAATCACAAAATACAACACCATGCCCTCTGATGAGATGGCTATCCACGGTACATATCATGCCATTTGCTACAGCATTGATGGTTTTATCAAGTGGGACGAACCTATCCAGAACTTGGTAACGACTGTTGGTAAGAATTTGACCTTGGACACCATTCTTGGCAACTCAGCCGCTGGCGCAGTTGTGATGGGTTTAAAGGGCACAGGTACAGCCGTGGCTGCTGATACACAAGCTTCACACGCAAGCTGGTTGGAAGTGGGTGGAACTAACGCTCCTGCATATTCTGGCAACCGTCCTACACCTTCTTTTGCTTCAGCAGCCGCTGCAAGCAAGGCTACATCTTCTGCCGTGTCATTCTCTATGACTAGCACAGGTACTGTGGCAGGTTGCTTTATCAACATTGGCGGTAGCGCAACTAAAGATTCAACCACTGGCACATTGTTTTCTGCGGGTGATTTCTCTAGTTCTAAGGCTGTTGTTAACGGTGACACGATTGCGGTAACGTACACATTAACATTGACTTGATATGGCGTTAGCTTGGGGTGATGGCGCATGGGGTGATAACGCGTGGGGCGGGGGAGAGACTTTCCCTGTCAGCGTTACTGAAACCGCCTTACTTGCCGACACTCCAACTGCGGGGTTTTTAATTGATGTAAGTATTACGGAGTCTTTGACTAACGGAACATCGTGGGGTCAAGATGCATGGGGTTCTGGGTCTTGGAGTGGCACATCGGGTATTCAGGATGTTCAGACTGTAGCTTTGACAATGAATGTGGCTGTAGATGAGTCTGCTGCGATTGCTGAAGACCAGTCTGTTGTTGCTAACTTTGCAGGGTCTGTAACGGAAACTGCGGCTATTGCTGAGACAAACGAGGCAATTACAAGCTACAACGTCAGTGTGGCAGATAGCCAGACGATTACGGATGATGAGGCCGCTCAGACCAGCTACAACGAGAGCGTTGCGGATTCGTTAGGAATTGTGAGTGTAGAAGAGGCGGTTGCTACATTCTTAGGTGATATATCGGAGTCGATTGCAATAGCAGAAGCACAGGTGGCTGTGCTGATTATGACCATCGTAGAGTCAATGGCTATTGAAGAAGGAACGACTGTAGGTACGTATTACCAAGAGTTTTTAACTGAGTCTGCGGCTATTACTGAAGAAAATGGCGGGGCTGCAAACTACAATTTAAGTGCGTCAGATACGATGGCAATAACAGAAACAAACGGTGGACGATTCTTGTGGGAAATTATTGATGACACGCAAGGCGTAAACTGGCAAAATATCAGCAATCCGCAAACACCGGGCTGGGGTGCTGTTGATACAACGGAATCGCCCGGTTGGACACAAATTTCTACATAGTAGGAGCATTAAATGGCAAATACGGCACTAATCGGCCTCACGCTACCAGCCACGGGCACACTGTCCGGGCAGTGGGGCGACACAGTTAACAACGCCATCTCGCAGATTGTGGACGTTGCCGTTGCTGGTACGCAGACAATCTCCACTGATGCCGACATCACCTTAACCCTAACTACAGGCACATACGCCTCTACGGGTCTGACGGCTAATAGCTCACAGTACGCAGTGATCCTGTGGACTGCGGGCGGTACGGCTACACGAACCATCACGGTTCCGGCTCAGTCTAAGACTTACGTTGTTATCAACAAAACGTCTAGCACCCAGTCAATAATTGTTCAAGGTACAACCGGAACGGGCGTTACTGTAGCAGCAGGCACACGAGCAATCATTGCTTGGGACGGTACTAACTTTGTTAATGTAGGCGGTGGCCTACCAGCAGGCTCTAACACGCAGGTTCAGTTCAATAGCTCTGGTGCATTTGGCGCTTCAGCTAACCTAACCTTTGACGGCACAACGTTAACAGCTAACGATCTAATTGACTCTTCACTGACAGCCAGCAAGCCTGTATTTACGAACGGCAGTAAAAACTTGGTGTCTACTGGAACTTTGGGTGTTGACCAAGGCGGCACAGGTTTAACCACTTTGACTGCTAACAATGTCATTCTGGGTAACGGAACATCTACACCAACTTTTGTTGCACCTAGTACAAACGGTAATGTTTTGGTGTCTAACGGCACAACATGGACATCAGCCGCACCCGCAGCTTCTGGCGTATCGCAAGCCAAAGCTACAATGATTTCATTTATTTTTGGATTCTAAGGAGCTAACATGGCAAATCCTAATCTCTTAGCCGCGACCACAGCTTCGGGCACAACAACATACCTCACACCCAGCGCAACAACCGCAGTGGTTTTGGTTCCTAATGCCGCTTCTAGCGGTCAGGTATTTAAGATCAACCAGATCGTTGCAGCTAACGTGAACGGCACTTCAGCAGTTGATGTAACAGTGGCTATCTACACTAACGGCGCGGTAGCTCAAGGTTCTGCTCCATCTAGTGGCACGGCTTACCCGATTGCTTCTACAGTGTCTGTCCCTGCTGATGCTTCTCTGATTGTTGTTGATAAAACCTCTGCCATTTATCTGATGGAAGGCTCATCAATTACGGTGACATCAGGTACGGCAAGCGGTATTACTTACACAATCAGCTACGAAGTTATCAGTTAAACGGAGGCAATCATGTCTCTTAAATGGACTGGTGGAGTTCTTTCGCCGACCTATAACGGCCTTAACTACCCTGTCACAACGGTGGAATACCTTGTCGTGGCTGGCGGTGGTGGCGGCGGCACTGGCTGTGGAGGTGGAGGTGGTGCAGGCGGTTTGTTAACCGCTACAGGCTATTCCATTACTACTGGCTCAAGCATTACAGTGACTGTGGGCGCAGGTGGCGCAAAAGCCGCTGGAACATACCCTGTAAATACAGGAGCCGTTGGTTCACCGGGCGCAAGTTCTGCGTTTGGGGTAATTGTTTCTACTGGCGGTGGAGGCGGTGGATTATCTAGCGGAGCCGCTGGACAAAATGGTGGTTCAGGCGGTGGCGGTGCGGGTGCGGCAGTTGCTGGTGGTACAGGTATTGTGGGCCAAGGCAATAACGGCGGCGCAGGGCTTTCTGGTGGCGGTGATGGCGGTGGCGGCGGTGGCGCAGGCAGTGCAGGCGGGGCTTCTGGTGGAGGCCCTTATTCTGCTTTTGGTGGCGTTGGAATTTCATCATCTATATCTGGCGCACAAATCCAATATGCTGGTGGTGGTGGTGGCGGTGTTTCATCAAATAACGTAATTAACTCTGGCCCTTTAGGTGGTGGCGCAGGCGCAGGAAATGGTGGTTACTACACTGCACCAACTGCAACCAGTGGCGCACCTTTTGTTGCAGGCAGTGACGCTTTAAACAACACTGGTTCTGGCGGCGGTGGTGGCGGTAGACAATCAGCAGTCACTAATGGCCCAGCAGGAAATGGTGGCTCAGGTATAGTCATCATCCGTTATCCTTCATACTTACTGCCAGCGGCATCAACAACTGGATCACCAGAAACATACATTGCTGGTCAGTATCGGGTGTATTTATTTGCGGCATCTGGAACAATTACATTCTGAGGTTATATGGCAACAGGTCTATTCAATCTAAAGCAAGTTAACCAAGCCATCAGCCAAGGCGCGTGGTCGGGTTACATCGCCCCTAGATGGGTTGAGTATCTTGTTGTTGCTGGCGGCGGCGGTGCAGCGGCAGGTGGCGGTGGCGGTGGCGGCTTGTTAACAGGGATCGTAACTGTTGCGGCGGGCACTTCTTACACTGTTACCGTTGGTGCTGGTGGTGCAAGTCAAACGGGTAATGGAGTTAATGGCGCAAGTTCAGTTTTTGGAAACATATCTGCATCAGGTGGTGGCGGTGGAGGATGGCGCTCTACTGCTTTATCGGGCGGTTCTGGTGGAGGTAGTGCGGCAGATAACTCTACTGTAGGTGGTCAAGGTATATCTGGACAAGGTTTTGCTGGAGGAAATAATCCAGTTGGTTATTCTAGAGGTGCAGGCGGCGGTGGCGCAGGAACAAAAGGATTTGATAGTATTTCTAGTTCTGTTGATACGCCCGGAGGTGCTGGAATAGGTTCTGCAATTTCTGGCACAGTTGTTGTTTATTCTGCTGGCGGTGCGGGTACTACAACTGCGGTTAGTGGTTCTGCCAATACTGGTAACGGGGCGGTTGGTTCATATGGTTCACCTTCTGGCGCAGGCGGTTCAGGCATCGTAGTAGTCAGATACCCCGGCAACGTGCAGTTCTACACTGGCGGTACAGTAACCTATAGCAATGGATACATTGTCCACAACTTCACAGCAAACGGCACATTGGCTCCAACAACGCCTACAGTTGTTTCTGAATATCAGATTTCACGTTCACTGCGTTTTAACAGCGCTGATTCTGCTTACCTCAACAGAACTCCAGCAACAACTACAAACCGAACCACTTGGACATGGAGTGGGTGGGTTAAACGTGCCTCCTTTGGGAGTTCACAAGTATTGTTTGGTGCTGGCCCTGATGCAAGTAACTACACCATATTTTATTTTAGTGGGACTGTCTCTGAGAATTTAGAAATCTACAATTACACAGGTGGTGTAAATAATGGCTATGTTTACACAACAAGTGTGTTCCGTGACCCATCTGCTTGGTATCACGTTGTTTTAGCGGTTGATACTACTCAAGCCACTTCAGCAGACAGAACAAAAATATATGTCAATGGTGTTTTACAACCCATAACAATTAGCGTAACATTTGCAAGTGGTTTAAATACTTGGGTAAACACAAACAACAATCATAGACTTGGCAGTACGCCAGCTACAGGGGCGCTGTATGGCGGCTACATGACCGAGGTAAATTTGATTGACGGTCAGCAGTTAACACCAACATCGTTTGGTTATGTCAACCCAACAACGGGCATCTGGTCACCAGCAAAGTATGTTGGCGGGTACGGCACTAACGGCTTCTACCTAAACTTCTCAGACAACAGCAACACCACTGCTGCAACGCTTGGTGCTGACTACTCAGGTAACGGCAACAACTGGACACCTAATAACTTCAGCGTGACTGCGGGTGCGGGTAATGACTCTCTTGTTGATTCACCAACATCGTATGGAACTGATACTGGTGTGGGTGGGACTGTGCGGGGTAACTATGCTACGTTTAACCCGTTGATTAAAGTTGTGTCTCAACCGACACTAAGTAATGGCAATCTTCTTTCTACTGCCCCTGCGGGTTGGAGTTCAGCCGTAGGCACAATTGGCGTGACAAGCGGTAAATGGTACTGGGAAATTGTCAACGGCAATTCAGATGCGTTTGTTGGTATTTGCGGAGATAACGCCACACTAGGTACTGATGCACCGCAGAGTTCTACAGGCACTATTCTGTATTACGGAAATACAGGCAACAAACGGATTGACACAGTAGATACTGGATACGGCTCTACTTTTAGTACGCAAACGATTGGTGTTGCGTTGGATGTTGATGGCGGGACAATCGTTTTCTACAGGGACAATGTGTCTCAGGGAAGCATCAGTCTTTCATCAAGCACACTAAATGGTAGAACTATTTTCCCATTGTCAGGCGTAATCAGTACAACTGCCACAGTCAACTTCGGTCAACGCCCATTTGCCTACACAGCCCCAAGTGGCTTCAAAGCACTTTGCACACAGAACTTGCCAACGCCTACGATTGGGGCGACTACGGCTACGCAAGCGGGGAAATACTACAACGCTGTGCTTTACACGGGAAATGGGTCAAGCCAGTCTGTAACTGGAGTTGGTTTCCAGCCTGATTTTGTTTGGGTCAAAGAAAGAAGTTCTACCTCTGGAAATGTTTTGTTTGATGTAATTAGGGGCGCTACCAAGTATCTTGAAAGCAATGTAACAGCCGCAGAAGGAACAGATGCTTCTACATTGACGGCATTTAACAGTGATGGTTTTTCCGTTGGCTCAAGTGGGGCAATGAATCAAAGCAGTCAAACTTATGTAGGTTGGAACTGGAAAGCCAACGGCTCTGGCTCAACCAACACATCAGGCTCTATCACTTCAACAGTAAGCGTAAATACTACAAGTGGATTTAGTGTGGTGACTTATACGGGTAATGGAACAAACAACGCAACTGTTGGACATGGACTCGGTGTTACACCATCAATGATGATTTTAAAATCAAGAAGCGGTGGCACATACGATTGGCGTGTTTATCATTCTGGGCTTACAGCAGGATATAACATTGCTTTAAACACAACTGCGGCGCAATTTCAAGGAAGTTCAGGTAATGCGGGTTACATAAGCGCTGTTGCTTCTACTACTTTCACATTAACTCAATCAGGCGCAAATGTTCTTGATGCTGTCAATGCTAGTGGCTCAACCTATGTTGCCTACTGCTTTGCACCAATAGCAGGATATTCTGCGTTTGGCTCTTACACAGGCAATGGTTCTTCTGATGGGCCTTTTGTGTTCACAGGGTTTAGACCAGCTTATTTAATGATTAAGCGAACTAGCTCTACTGGTGATTGGTTTGTATACAACAACAAAACTTCTCCAGCAAATGCTGTTAATTTATATTTGGTAGCAAATACTTCTGGTGCTGAAGGAACTTACGCCACTCTTGATTTTCTTTCTAATGGATTTAAATTGCGAGTTTCTGATGCGGAAGTAAATGGAAACGGAAGCACAATAATTTTCATGGCCTTTGCTGAAAACCCTTTTAAGACTTCTCTTGCACGATAGGACTCAATATGTACGCACTTGTAACCCCCAACAACGAAATCACCCAGATTGGTGAACTTCAGACGTTATTCCCCAACGAATACCAACCAACGGCTTTGTATGCCCAACAGCATGGAGCCAAGGAAATCATTGACGGCAACCGTGAAGACGAACGCTTCTACTGGGTAACCTTTGGTAGCTACTCTGTTGGTGAAGTCTACGTCACACGCAACTACGTTAACACAGCCAAGGCTTTGGAAGATGTAACTGAAACGCCCGAAGGCCAGACAGAACCCATCATAACCAAGGGTCTGAAGTCACAGTACATCGCTCAGTTTAAACAGACAGCCAACTCATTGCTGGCTCAGACTGACTGGATGGTGATTCGCAAGGCAGAGCGCAGTGTGGATATTCCTGCTGAGACAGTGGCTAAACGTGCGGCTATTCTTGCGGAGTGTGACCGCTTGACTGCGGCAGTAACTGCGGCTCAAGATATGCCATCATTCATCACGGCAGTGCAATCTGCCAACTGGAGCTAATCCATGTCGGCTAACCTTGGTGGTTACATATCGGCTACCTTTAATCCGCTGACCAGCGGAGTCACTGCTACGGTTGAATACCTTGTGGTTGCTGGTGGGGGTGCTGGCGGCGGTGGTTCTTCAGGTTCTGGAGGCGGTGGCGGTGCTGGTGGTTTACTACAAGCGGCTGGTTTGGCTGTTGCGGCTGGCACGGCGTTAACGGTAACTGTAGGTGCGGGGGGCGCTTGGTCTAGCGATACTGTTGTTAATGGCGCTAACTCTGTTTTTAGTTCTATTACTGCAACTGCGGGTGGTGGTGGTGGAACCCGTGCCACAGGTCAAAAGAATGGTGGTAATGGCGGTTCTGGTGGTGGCGCTGGAGGTGACACTAGTTCAGGCGGCACAGGAACTTCTGGACAAGGCTTTGCTGGCGGTGCAAATTCAGGAGCCACATCTGCTGGCGGTGCTGGTGGTGGTGGTTCTGGCTCAATAGGTGGTGATTCAATTTTGGCTAGGTCTGGCGGCAATGGTGGCGCTGGTACTGTTTCTAGCATTACTGGTCAACGTGTTTTTTACGCTGGTGGCGGTGGTGGTGGTGCAAACAACTTTGGCGCAGAAGGCTTTGGCGGTTTAGGTGTTGCTGGCGGTGGAAATGGTGCTGGGGGTGCTAGTGGCACAACAAGTCCCGCACCTACTGGCGTTGCCAACACAGGTAGTGGGGGTGGCGGTGGAAATAATTCTGGTAGCAATGGTGGCAACGGAGGCTCTGGCATCGTTATCATTCGTTACCCTGCTAACTGCGCCGCACCTACTTCTACAACAGGCAACCCTCAGATAAACTACGCAGATGGATACCAAATCTACACTTGGACATCTAACGGAACTGTAACTTTCTAAAGGAAAAACAATGGCACATTTTGCTAAAGTCATCAACGGCATCGTCACAGAAGTTAATGTGGTCGATTGGGAAACGCTGAACCAAGAAGGTCATCCTTGGGGTGATCCATCATTGTGGATTCAGACCAGCTACAGAACTCAGGGAAACCAACACCCAGAGGGTAGACCCCTCCATAGAAATTATGCCGGGATTGGATTTTCGTGGGACGGCGTAGGCTTTGCGCCTCCACAGCCTTTCCCAAGCTGGACTAAGAATCCCGACACATACCTGTGGGAGCCGCCTGTCCCAATGCCAACCACAGGAATGCACACATGGTCAGAGGACACACTCTCTTGGGTAGCTGTTCCTACTGTTTAATATGCCAAGAAAAGCATTGCCATTGCCTCCAATAGAATTGCTCCATTCTCTGTTTGTTATAGGGGATGGCGTTCTATTGAACAAAATTGACCGCAAAATGGTTAAGGCTGGTCAACGATCTGGTTGTGAAAAAGATGGATACATCTGGGTAAAAGTTAACAATCAGCGGTATTCTGCTCACAGAATAATCTTTTACATGACGCACGGTTATTGCCCAGAATATGTTGACCACGCTGATGGCAACGGTTTAAACAACCGCATTGAAAATTTACGCCCAGCTACACTGTCTCAAAACAAAGCAAACCAATCCGTATACAGTAATAATATGTCTGGTGTAAAAGGCGTTTATTGGTGTAAGCCCAAGAACTCGTGGGTGGCTCAAATTGGGTTTAACAACCGTCGCAGAACATTAGGTACATTTGCAACCAAAGAATTGGCGGCAGAATTTGTTTCCTTGGTTCGTGAAGAATTACACGGGCAGTTTGCCCGTCACGCATAAGGAGCCTGACATGGCGCAGTATTCTGGGATGTGGACACTTTCGCAGGTGTCTCAAGCTGTAAAAGACAATAACTGGACTGGCATCCCTGCCCAGAATGTGGAGTATTTGATCGTTGCTGGTGGTGGCGGTGGTGGTGCAAACTATGGCGGTGGAGGTGGAGCAGGAGGTTTGCTTGCTGGATTCTCTGGTGTAATTGCTAATACACAACTTTGGGTAACTGTTGGTGCTGGCGGTACGGCTGGTGGCGGTACTGGTGCAGGAGGCACTGGAGGTAATTCAGTTTTAATTGCTACATCGTCTGCGGCAACTACAGGCAATATTGTTGCTTTAGGCGGTGGCGGTGGCGGTAAAGCAGAAGGGACTCCAGCCCAAGCAACATCAGGCGGTTCTGGTGGTGGTGGTTATTATGGTGGTGGTACTGTTGGTTCTGGAACATCTGGGCAAGGAAATAATGGTGGACTAGGTTCTGCAACAACAGGTTCTGCTGATAGCGGGGGCGGCGGTGGTGGTGCTGGAACAGTAGGTTTGCCAAGCATTACTAGTGTTGTCGTTGGTAATGGTGGTGCGGGAATAGCATCATCTATTTCAGGTTCTGTAGTTACCTATGCAGGTGGCGGTGGCGGAGGTTGTGGCGCATCAATGACTCCCGGCACAGGTGGAGTAGGCGGCGGCGGTGCAGGTGGTAAAGCAGGCACTTCAAATGGAACAGCAGGAACTGCAAACACTGGTGGAGGTGGAGGTGGTGCGGGTATTGCTTCTGGCGCTGGCGGTAGCGGTATTGTAATCCTCCGTTATCCCGACACATTCAGAGCCGCAACAAGCACAACAGGTTCACCAACAATCACTGTGGCTGGAGGCTTTAGGGTCTACAAGTTCACAGCCTCTGGTTCTATCACGTTTTAATCATGCGGAACTGGGCTGAAGCACTCATTGCCGCAGCCTGTCTTGTGGCCTTTGTCATCTTTGGCACTTACATGATTGCATGGGGTTGGGTTTGAAATGGAACTTGAGTATTACACCAAAATTATTGGCGCAGTAACTGCCTCAACTGCCATGATTGGCGGTGGTTATACGCTTGCAGATAAGTTTGGCGTGTTCCATAAAGACATTCTTAAGTGGTCGCCAGAGCATTTCCAAATATCTGATGCGCCTGCCAATGGTGAGTTTAAAGCTGTAGTGGCTCGGCAAAAGATCAGGGACGACTGCGAAGTTACCTCGTTTAAACTAGAGGTGCGGGATTCTGAGTTGGTGGTACACCCAGCCAAGCCTAGCATTGCAACGTTTTCTGGCCCAGCCAGCGACACAGTGGATAAGTTTGGATATAAGTTTAAGTTAGACACAACTTCACAAGTAACGCCCGGCGTTGCTACTTTGATGGCTCACATCAAATACAAGTGCCCAGAGGGAGAAGTGATTGTGAACTACCCGTCACACAAGAATCTAATGTTTACGATTAAGGAATCAAATGTTTGAAGTATTTGGTGGAATATTGGGTGGAGCGCTAGGCGGTATCTTTCGTCTGGCTCCTGAAGTCCTAAAGTTCTTTGACAAGAAGAACGAGCGCTTGCATGAGATGGCTATGTTTAGCCGTCAGTGCGAGTTGGAGCAAATCCGTGGGCAGCAGAAGTTAGCCGAGATCGGCGCTCAAAGAGAAGCTGCTATTGACGTTGGTGTCATGGATGCCTTTAATGCCGCAATCAATCAGCAAGCCGAGATGGTCAAAGCTGCGGGCGGTTGGGCGGCTAGTCTGTCTGCATCCGTGCGTCCAGTCGTGACTTACTGGATATTGTTTGTCTGGTCTTTTGTTCACGTTTGGTTTGCATGGAACGCATGGCTTGCCGGTGCACCTGCCGTAGAAGTATTTAAGACCATGATGTCGCCTGACTTCTCAGCCCTGCTGTCTGGGACAATTAACTATTGGTTCCTCGATAGAACTCTGAAACAGCGCGGAATATGAACCTAGAACTAGCCGCAGAACTGTGCCGCCGGTTTGAAGGCTATCGGGCCAAGCCGTACCTATGTCCAGCTAATGTAGCCACGATTGGGTACGGTTCTACCTACTACGCTGATGGGCGCAAGGTAACGCTAGAAGACCCGCCGATGGACGAGCCGACAGCCAGAGCGCTGTTAATGGCAGAGCTTCTACACACCTACGCACCCGGTGCAGTAAGGCATTGCCCAAACCTGTTGGTGATTGCCGCCCAAGGCGATCCAAGGAAGCTAAACGCCATCGTAGATTTCTGTTACAACTTGGGCATTGGACGCTTGCAGACTTCCACGTTAAAGAGGAAAATCAACGCCAATGATTGGGAAGGGGCAAAGGAACAACTAATGCTCTGGACTAAAGGTGGCGGCAAGGTATTGCCGGGTCTGTTTAAACGCCGCACGGCTGAGTGCGCTTTGTTGGATTAAGCGATGGCACTTAAAAAACTTGTCTTGAAGCCGGGCGTTAACCGGGAAAACACCCGTTATACCAACGAAGGTGGGTGGTATGAGTCCGACAAAGTGCGGTTTCGCCAAGGTACGCCCGAAAAGATTGGTGGCTGGGCACGTATTTCTGTATCTACATTTCAAGGTCTGTGCCGGTCACTGTGGAACTGGATCACCTTAGACAACCTGAACCTAATTGGAGTAGGCACTAATCTTAAGTTCTATCTTGAGTTGGGCGGTAACTACAATGACATCACGCCCATCAGGGCTGGGGCAATTCTTAGCAATCCGTTTGCCACAACCAACTTACTGACTTTAGTTACAGTTACAGACACTGCCCACGGCGCAATCACAGGGGACTTTGTAACGTTCAGTAACGTAGCTCCTGTTGGTGGTCTTGATTTAAACGGCGAGTTCTCTATCACCTATGTGGATGCCAACACGTACACAATCGTAGCTCCTGCGGCTGCTACCTCAACTGTAGCGGCTGGCGGTGGTACGACTGTTAATGCCATCTATCAAATTAACACGGGTGACGCATACGAGATTCCACTAGCGGGCTGGGGTGCTGGTACATGGGGGGCAGGAACTTGGGGCTTTGGCGGTACGTCAACATCTGCAATTCGGTTGTGGAGTCAGAACAACTTTGGTGAAGACTTGGTTTATGGTTTCCGTGGCGGCCCAATCTATTATTGGGATGCTGGTTATGGCGTAGACCCTTCCTTGGCTACGGTCACCATAGCTTCTCCTGCGGTAGTTACTGCCGCT